GTCGCCATCGTAACCATTGCCACCAGATCCGAACACGTCATTGTTGGAGTTGGAGTCATCGGTAGCAGTACCAGATGCACCAGAATCCATATTGGTGGTTGGGATGTGAGTGGACTTGAAGATATTGATACCAGCAATCTGATAAACCTTACCAGAACTAAGGCTACCGCTACCACCGATGTCCATGTTTACAGCAGAGACGAGGCTCATGCCAGAACCATTTTCACCAGTAATAAGTGAGTAGTAGTCATTTGGTGCAAGAACTGCGAAACGACCATCTTCGTCAACATCGTTGTTGTCGAGCTGTTCAGCAGCAACATAGAATGCTTCGATGAGGTTTTGAGCATCATAAGAAGCTTTCGTACCAGTAGTACCAGGTGCAGAGATGTCGCCGTTAGGAATGTCAACCTGTCCACCAGTCTTGTTAGTCTGGGTGAGGTTAGCACTTGCACGAGCGGCAGCAATCATCACTTTACATACAGCAGTATCGTAACGTACAGCAAGGGCTTTAGCCAACTCACGAGCGTAGATACTACGGATGTCGTAATGATTCTTCATGTCATCCAAGTTGTAGAGCATCGTGGAAGAGATGAGCAGGTCATCAATGGTGATGATCTTTTCAGTCTTGGCGATGTCACTCAGATAAGTAGAACTTGCTCCACCTTCTTGGATGATGTTCTGACCAGGTGTGTGGTAAGTAGCACTTGCAATTCCAGTTACTGGGAAGGTAGCACTCTTGCCACTATTGATGGTACGAGTAGTGTGTAGTTCACGAAAAACATTTTTCTCGTCGAACGTAGTTAAGATCTCTCCTGTGAATTGTTTAAGGAAGAGGTCGTTGAATCCACTCCCAGCCTGATTGTCATCAAACCGTGATGGATCGGTAATGCCTTCATTAGCCATTTGATCGGGTCTCCTATATTGGAAGTTAAAAGATAAGGGTTTAAGTTATCTCGCTCACTTTCCGTTAGGTATCTCCCGCAAGAGGCTACGTCTGTTTACGAAATCTATCTACACAAATGAACTATGTTTTTCATGTTGGCAAGTGTTTTCTTTTGTTAAAGTTATGTTAAGCTATGTTTCTATGTTGAGTTCAAGAATACTAAAGCCTTCTACTGTCTCACCTGTGTACTGCCAGTTGTCATAACACAGATCATTGTGACACCCTTCCATTGCGAGGATTAAATCTTCTGTGCTACCTTCATTCTGGAGTATGTAGTCGTAAAACCTTTGCAACTCTGACGATTCTGGTGGTGCATACCATCCAATACCCATGTGTTTACCAAGTCTTATCGCTACTCCTGACGGGCGGTGTACTAACCACATTCTGTTATTTGCCATCAGTATTTCCTAATGGGTCTGTTTTGGTGTACCTATCGCACGTCCCATAGGGGCTAACTCCTGTAGATGCACCCATAGAGACTAGCAAGCCACAGGAATACTCATCATTAAAGTGATGCTTACCTTGCTCTATCTTTATGATTGGTGAGATTGACCGATACCAGCAAGTAGCACATGGTTGCTCCATGAGTGCATCTTGTCTTGTGCGGTAGTTTACTGATTTGTGTTCTTCGTCCATTAGAGTAATATCTTTTTTGTGTCCCTGTAATCCTTAGCTACCTCCTTAATAGTAAGTAAGCGACCGAACCGATCAATCCAGCCATCTTCATTATTCTTGGATGCTAACTCAAGGGTGCGTTCATACTCCTCTTCCACTGCTTTGATGAATTGGTCTAACTTGTCCATAAATAAAATGGCCCATGAAGAGCTGGCACTCCTCACAGGCCTGAAAAATCTACTTCATAATTTTAAGGATTTTACCCACCTAGAAATGCTCATTTATACAAGTGTGTCAAATAAAAAGGGGTCACGCAATATGACCAGATGCGTAACCCCTTGTAACCATTAACAATACAACATTAACGCATGCTATTTCTGCGAATCCGTTTACCTATTTGGTTGCCTCCGTTGATGTCAGCGTGGATAACCACGTTCGGTACAAATTGTGTGGCAACACCGTTTGCTGTTTCTACTGAAACAACACAACCGACTCCCAAAGGAATCTCCATTGCTCTTGCGGTAAAGCCATCTGTTTGTGAAAGGATCTTCCATTGGTTAGGATTGCCGATAGACTCAATACCTTTGGCTTTGCTTGCAATCACTTGCTCGCCACCTGCTTTGAGTGGTGGTTGCGTAGTTTGCTTGGGCGTTGGTAAGTCTTCTTGTTCTACTGTTTTACGTACTGGTGCTTTTGCCATGATGTTTTGTGTGTATAAATTAAAAGGGGATACCGACTGAGATGAGAAACAATGTAACAGAAAAAGTTTGGTCGGTATCCCCTGTTGAGGGTTAAGAGAATCAACTATGAAAGAGTGATTACTTTAGTTTGGTAATGTCGGTAACGGCAAGCCTTTTCTTAACTTGCTCGTGAAATGCTGCATCGTTTGACCTGTACTTCGGGTCTTTCATGTCCGCAAGCCATTCCTGCTTTGATCCGTACGATTGCACACCAGCAGCACCAGAGGTTTCGCCTTGCAGCAGTTTGCCTGGTTTACCATTGGCAACTTGGTACTGTGCAAGCAAGCCCTTCATGGCAATCGTAGCTCGTGTAATATCGCCTGAAGTGTACTCCGCATTGAATGCCTGTATTTCTGCATCACTTAGGTTATCACCGCCCCACTCTAGAGCGGACTGGTGCTGTTCACCTCCAATGCTTTGAAGCTGCGTATTGTAAAGTTCTGCCTTTGCGGTCTGTCCTTCGATGAAAGCATCTACTACATCCTTGGGCATTCCTGATTGCTCAAGTGCTTTGTAGGTGTCCTCGGAAAGTTGTCCATCGTTACTGAAGAACTCCTCACGGGCATTGTTAACAAGTTCGCTTACATTGCCTTCGGACTCGGTAGCTTTGTTGTCTTGAATGCCTTGTCGTTCTGATAGTTTTTTCTGAGCCTCTGTATATGCTTTGGCTTGTTCCTGAATCGCATCTTCAAGTGATCTGCCTTCTGTTAAGTATTTGTCCTGAAGCCATTCTGGTTTTTCTGGAGTGGCTTGTTCCTGATTTGGTTCAGGTGTTTCTTGTGTCGGTTCCTGTTTAGGTTCCTCCACTGGTGCAGCAGGAGGTTCCTGCATTTGTATGCTTTGTACTTCGCCCATTTGGTTTCCTTTGGTTTATTCTGATTGTGCTGCAAGTTCTTCCTGCTGCATAAATTGGTCTGATGCGGTCTTCATGGCATTCGGGCCTAGCTGTTGTGCCATTTGTGCCATTTGTGCTTGCTGCATCTCTTGCTGTATCTGCTCGTCGGTCTTGACCAAGCCTTCTGGATCTACACCAAGTGATGTTGCCCTTCTCTTAAAGTATTCTCCTACTGAGACATATTGAGCTATAGCTTGAGGCCCGACGACTTGTTGTGCTCCTCCCAAGAAGAGGTCGAGCCTATTTAAATCATTACCTCTACCAAGTGCATCGACTCCAGTTGTAATTGCAGGACGCACCACTCCTTCAGGTAGCTTAGGTATCTTCTTGGTCTTCACCAGTCGATTGAGTGTCTTGGTAACTAATGGCAACTGCAACTCCTGTGATAAGAGACTGTATAAGCCTCCAAGCGTTGCTTCAAGTTCCTGCGACAGCATACGTATCTCTTCAGCGGTAACACGCTCTGCTTGCCGCACTACGTTGCTGTTAAGGAGAAATGCGTGTGCAAGTCTCTCCTCGATCTTGAACATTGTTTCCTGTGCAACACGGAAATCGTTGAACTTATCGGCCTGTAGTGTGCCGATCTCTTCACGATTACCATTGATTACCGCACCATTGGGAGCATCTGTAATCTCGTCGATCTCTGTGGAACCATTGGGATTTACAAGGAAGAGAAGCTTTGCTGCTGCTACCGAACCCTCTAGTATTGCCCGTGATAGTCCATTGAGGCTAATCAAATCTCCAAGGTACTCCTCTACAAATCCACGTCCGTAGGACTCTCCATCAATACGTGACCAGCGTAAAGGTATCCACTCTAAGTCTTCTTCTTTGTACTCACCTACAGATTCAGGCAGCACCACACCTTTGACTTCCTGCCAAACTTTGTACTTGCCGTCAGGTTGCTTCACGACTGCGGTGTAGAGGTCACAGGTCTTCTCGTTAGACTCCATCTTAATTTCACCACGTACTTCTTCTGGCAACTCGGTGGGTGCTACAGTTTCCAGTACGACGATATGGGTCACATTACCCATAGGGTCACGCTTTACTACAAACCTATCCAAGTGGAATACACGCAAGCCGCCTTGCTCAGGCAGGTATATCAGTGCATTGCCAGATACTACAAGATGACGAAGGCATTCATACAGACCTACACGATATGCTTCTACCTCCATCGACTGCGTTGTGGATCTTTCAATCTTTGCTAAAGCTCGGTCAAGTTCTGTGCGTAACCCTTGTGCATCTTCCTGCATCTCCTCCTCCATCTTATTTAACTCCGACTGATCCATTGTCAGACGGAAGAATGGAGCGTTCGCAGGGAATAGTGCGAGAAGTAGCTTACTGGAAAGGTTGTTTACACCTCTTGCTCCAATGCCTTGATATGGTGTCTCAAGTCTGGATGTGGGGTGAAAACCTTCTGGGGGCAACAAGTGCGGTATCGTCAACTTTGCCGCTTCACGTCCACGGTCAAGGAAGTTGAATCGTTGTGACTCACATTGTTGGTAAAGTGATTTAGCAGATTGATACATATTATTTCACGCCTCCCGTGCCTGATACGACTGCGGGTCGTTTGAGTCCTTGCACACTGATGTTGACTCCAAAGATCGGATTGCTGTGGGTGACGTGTGCTTTCTCCACAATTAGCATATTGTTTTCGATTTTGGCATTGCTTGCTGAAAGTGTGGTGCTGGTGATGTTGCCTGTGCGGGAGTAGTCAAACTGCTCAAACTCGTAACCAGGTAGAGTGTTAATCGTGTCGTTAAGTGTAGAGCATCCAGTAAATGGCAATATCAGTAGGAGTAGAAATAGTTTCTTCATGGCAGTTCTTTAATTTTAAGTTCACAGTTGTCTTTATCGAATTCTATACGGCTGGCAGAAACTCCTCTGTATTTAGCGTAACGCTTTTTAGCCTCTTGGACTATTGCATCTGGTGGTGATGACTTAAAGCCTGTATGTGTACCGATACGCACTCCAAGGTAAATTAAGTATGCCTGCCATGCCTTCATGCCGTCAAGCGATTGTGCTGCTTCTGCCATTACCGCATCACGTAGCATGCCATCGGTAGCTGCATTTCCTGTACTCCATTTATTGCGTAGGTCATCATGTAGATAACCAGAGAGCATAAACTTGCTGCGTGGGGTCAACCAGTCCAACCAAGCAGGTACACTAGGCCCGTCTGTAATCTTGCCAGCGGGGACAGTCCATGGAGGAAATGGTTCGGCGGTAAACTCAAAGTCCAGTGACTCCAGCAGTAATTGCCAGTTCGTACCAAGGAGGTTGACCTTGCTTGGATTATTGAGAAACTTAGCCATGACTCTTGAGTTTGGATATAATGACAGCTAACTCCTGTTTGATCTCACCAAGTGTCCTTGACTGCCCTTCAACTAACTCAAATAACTTGTTGTTATTCTGGCGAATGTCATCTATCTGTACCCGCTGCACTTTAGTCTCTTCCTCCAGCTTACCAACCCTGTCATGGATCTTTTCACGAGATTGATCCGCAGATGATGCACGTTGCGTCAATCCAACAACCTTTGTCTTAAGTTCACCATAAGCCATGATAGCTCCTCCGACTACTGCGGTTGCTCCCACTCCTGCGAATACTAAATTTGCGTCAATCTCCATTATTCAACAAGACCCTCTTCTTTGAGTATTGCATACTCCGCTTTCTTTAGTGCCAGCACTTGCTCATGTGTCTTTTCCACGCCTTTGCCGTATAAGCAATGAGGCTTATGAGCACCATGAGGAATAAAGAGAACATACATATCAGCGTATTCACCTCTGCGGAATTTGTATAGTTCCTCCTTAGCGTTCTGCTTAAAGCAATCCCAATCAAGGTCACTATCAACCTCGGACTCAGTTAGAATAAAATATCTGCGGTCGTTGTATTCCATTATAGGATGTCAGGGTCTATGTAGTAAGCTGATTCAGGGTTACTGACTTCAGCTTGCCATTCTTCAGGGGTATAAGCGGTGTATCCGTAAAGTGTCGTAGGTTTATTGCCACAGAACCCAATAAGTCGCTCAGTGCCGTTTGCCACAATAGGAGGGTTCAGGACAACCTCACGCCCATAAGTGGCAGCAACTTGCTCTATGTTGATGTTATCGTATTCCGCTACAGGGACAGTGCAGTATCGTTGTTCGTCGCTCATAATTTATGTGGGTACGTCAGATGAAAAGGTTGGGCCATTGGTGAGTGTGCCATCTATTCCAGAAGCACTGCCTTGGTTTGTAATCGTAGTTCCAGTGCCGCTGTCATTATCACCCATTCGCCAGTGTGCTACTGGAGACAATGAAGATATGTCGCTAACTTCACCGCCGTTGTAAATGGTGCTGACGTTAGCTGCGGACAACTCGTAGTTAAAGATTGCCAAGCTATCTATCTTGCCGTCAAAGTATTGTGACGCATAACTCAAAGATCCTACACGAACAGGATCAGATGTGTTGTGCATAGCAACGTAACTCCCAGCACTGTCTAGTGATCGTGTGCCTGTGTTTGTATCCACATATAAATTTATACCTGTGTTTGCTCCGTTACCGTCATAAGTTGCAACCACATGATACCAAACACCTGACGAAAGAGCAATGTTTGTAGTTGCACCAATCCTATTACCACTACTTCCGTCATATAGATATAAGCCAAGTTGATTACTACCATTGATAGTAAACATATACTCGATAGAGGAGGTGCTGCTGGCTTTAGTAACAATTCGTTGTGTTGCCCCTATAGAGTCGTTCTTAATCCACGCAGAGATACTAAACGCAGAGTCCGTCGAAGCATTTCCAAAACTAAGGTCATTTGAGTCTGGCACTGACATGTAGTCATCAATGCCATCAAAGTTTACGGAGTATCTATTAAACGCAGGAACTGGTAAGTCTGTTGTCCAAGTGGCATCAATAATAGTACCATGATTACTATTACCAGAATGATCTAAAGCACCTGCTCCAGCACCTGAGATAAAAGGCCAATAGGCAACTAGGTCGGAAGAGTTGTCATAATCACCATCATCGGAAGTCAGGTCGATAGGCTCGCTGGCTAACTTAGTTATAGCATCAATATCAAGGGCGACATTGTGAAAAGAAGGATGTGCTAAGTGACCATCAAGGTAACTCGCATCGGTTGAAAGGCTTCCGATCCGACTATCTCCAATGGTTATGCTTCCAGCAGCACTTCCCGAACCATCACTGAATGCATTTAAGTAAATAGTGACAGTACCACTACTCCTTACAACAGAAAGAAAGTACCAAGTACCAGTTACTATCGAAATGCTTCCTGTTATCGCAGAAGCTGTTGCACATAAAACAGTGATGTTATCTGAAGCATCTACACCAATACTGAGACCAGCGGTATTATTACATGAAAATAAATACTGTAAGGTAGATGCTGTATCTATCTTAAACCACGTACTGAAAGTGAAATCCCCAGTCCCCACACTAAAAGGGGTACTGGGAATAGTGATATTTGCACTACTCCCATTAAAATCCAACGAATGACTATTCTCCCAAGCAGGAAGGGTGACAACAGGGACATTAGCAGTGATCTCCGCACCAGACTGAAGGGTAGCAAGATGGTTATTACCAGACCAGTCAGCACCAGTGGCTTCATGGAGATAATAAATGGGATTAAGGGAACGGGGATCAGTAGGAGTACCTGCGTTGTAACGAGTAGCTACCTCGGCACTAGAGAGTTCCTTACTATGAATAACAAACTCGTCGATTAAGCCTGTAGCATGTCCTCCTATTGTCCATCTGCCTATGTTCAGTGGGCCAGTCGTATTATTCTGACCATTGTAAGTACCGCCCGAGGATGTAGTTGCTGCCTCGGAAGCACCATTGATATAAAGATTCAATCCTGTATGAACCTCACTACCATCATAAGTCACAATGATGTGATGCCATGTATCTGCGGAAAGTGAAGCTGTCTGAATTAATTGTAAGAAATTTGAAAAACTTCCATCATAAAGAAGTAATTGAACACGCCCTGAAGATAACCTAAGCATATACTCACGATTATTAGAATCCTGAGTCTTTGAGCAAATCATGAAGTTTGTAGTGCTTTGTGGATAGATCCAAGCTTCAAAAGAGCAAGCTGCATCATTAGATCCATCAATAAGAGAAAGATTATCAGAATCAGGAACTTCAATATAGTCATTAACTCCATCAAAATAGAATCCCCATCTGTTGCTCCAATCAGCAGGAAGGCTTAAATTAGTAGTAGTGGCGTTCGTTGGCGTTAAGGTCTGGGTCTGCTGAGTACCAGTAGTGTAAGCAGTGCCAGCATTGAAGTTGTCATAGATCTCACTATCCGTAAGGACTGCATTGCGAATCTCGAAATTAGCAAAGTCACCAGCAAATGAAGAAGAGCCCAGGTGGTAACCAATCCAAGTCTCCCCGTCTGATAAGTTGGCGGCTGCTTCACTGTTAGTTCCTGAAGCATTAGAAGTGCCATTAACAAACAGCTCTATGGTAGTTCCTGTTCTAGTAACAACTACGTGAGTCCAGAGATCAGGGACAATAGTATTAGCAGCAGTAACTTCTATTTCGTCTTCAGTTCCTACTCGACCAAAAACCTCAAGCTTGGTTGAGCGAATACGAAGAGACAGGGAATTATCAAGATTATCATTACCTAAGATCCATACATACTTTGTGCCAGAAGGAACAGTATCGACCCTAATCCAACAAGATATGGAGATGTCGCCAGTACCAATGGCTGAAGGATCAAAGTCAGACTGGATATAAGAGGTGCTGCCATCGAGAGTATAGTAGACTTGAGTTACCTCGCCGCCTTCTCCTAATTGCACAGGAATGCGAGTAATCCCGTTACAAGCCTGTATAGCACTACACGCCTGTATTGCATTCAGAGACTGAACTGCGGAAGGGGATTGCATTTTTAATAAACCCAATAACCTTGAGCAAAGACATAGTACGTACCGTCCGTGTAAGTCGTTACATTGGCACGAAGTCTTCGATACTGTCCCTCCGGGCTTTGTGCGAATGTGTACCCATCTGCGGTTATCTCTTGTTCGTGGATTGGAACCCAATCACCATCCGCTACCTCGGCCTCAATCTTAATGGTTGCCCCAGTGGTTACACTTGTTGCAAAAAAAATAAAATTCCACCCCTTATATTGTTCAGCGGAAATCGCATCTCCAGCCCCTGTTGTCGTGACTGCGTCCAGGATTCTTTCTTCATTAATTCTGTTTGTCATAATTCGTGTCCTTATCCTAAGCTTACTTTTACATCCGTCCCAGATCGCCATAACTGCCCCGCTACAGCAGGATCAGATGTAGGAAGTACATTAAGCTTAACTCCAGCAGTTGATCCATCTGTAGTCAATTGGAGTGGAGTGGCATAGTGTGAACCTGCATCAGTGTAAAAAGTAAAATCCATAGACCCTGTTCCAAATCCGACTTGCATTAATTTCTGGTCTGTCGCTCCCCCATCGTCGTTCCAGACGACTGTCGGTTGATCAGCGATCAATCTCAGTACTGCAGCGTTTGTAGCCGCATCGGTATTCTGTACAGTCAGTGTCGCTTCGCCAGTATCATCCTGAATAATGACGTCACCTGTGAAACCATGCTTGTAGGTGCCTATCGAGGAACCTCCATAACCCCACAGGTCACTTGCACGATTATAGACAATATGACTGTCAAAGTTTGCAAAATCCAGTATCCAGAGTCCGTCAGATTCATTAAACCGAAATGCTGCTTTGTGACTTAACTCGGTTAGGGTCGGAGTGCCTACAGTATCGGGAATTCGACTGTTTTTCGAAGAGGTCGCGGCC